CATCAAGTAATCCATTTGGTCAGCAAGGATGCTGCGGTTTTGGAGAACCAAATGTTCATAATGTGACGGTTCGTACGGTACGTACAGCAACTCCATACCAGCCTGCTTCAACGTCTTACAACCCTTCTTTTGGTTACAAGGCTTACAAGCAGTTACGACGTTCATCCATTCATCTTCGCCACCAAGAAACCGCGGCTTGATGTGATCACGACTCAAGAATTGATGACTCGTGTGATGATCACCGCAATAGGCGCAGACGCTACGGTCACGAGCGAACAAAGTCTTGTTCGTCAGAATAACATGCGTGTGCTTCTTGAAGTCGAAACCAGTGCCCTTAATGGCGATGATACTCGGAGTTTCAAGATAGCTTTGGGTACCGTCATTTCTCGTGCCACCACGATAACGAGCAACTACCGAACCTAGCGACCAGGCCACAAGACCCTTCGCGTGATAAGAAATTGCATCGTCGTTAGATACCCAAGTTCGGGGAATACCCGAAACGTCCAAGGCTAGAATCGCCATAACTGCTCCTATTTTTCTGTATTTATCCTATATGTTCATTCTCTCTATTGAACCCTATGTTCAATCCTTGAAATTTCTTCAATTCATCTTATGAGTTAATATAACAAAATGGGCGAACGGCGTCAACCATTTTATAGACTATTCGTTGAGAATACCTGATTCCCAATTTTCGGCGGCGGACTCTGCATAGTAGATTGACTTGTCCTTAAGATCGATTGTACGCTTAAGAATTTCGTTTTCGTAGCAAAGCACTACATATCCATCTATGTCAGTGATGACCGCTCTGCGATTAGGTTTAGTATTAGTGTTCATGAGTTTCTCCTATATACTATTTAAGTACCTAATTTAGGTAATTATTTTTCTATAGGTAAATCGTATTTGGTGCCTAGAACAGGATTGAACTGCCGGCCTTCGCTTTACGAAAGCGCTGCTATACCAATTCCGCCACCTAGGCATATTTTATTTAGGATTTAGGTCCGTATTTTTCCATAAGGGCCAGATAGTCGTCAAGAATAACTTGTGCCTTTTGGCAGGCACTAAAACTTTGTTCACATGCCGGAAGCTTTCCGCCAGCAGCAGAAAAACCGGCAAACCAATGCCTCAATCGCTTCATTTCTTCGACTGTATGCGACACGTACAGCTTTGTATGCTTGTCCAAATCCTTTTCAAGCGCGGTCTTCTTAGTCATTGTATTTTATCTTTCAATAGTTGTGAATTAACGCATTGAGCATAGATTTCTCTAGATTTCTACGACTCATCAGTTGTGGAATGATTTCATTTCTCAACCAATTTCTTTCATGGTGATTGTCTTGATTAGTGATATCATCAATGAAGGGGATACCGCGCCGATTGCACTGTTCTAAAATAACAGACTTCGGAACCGTAAGAAATGGTTTGCATTTAAAAAATTCTAGGCTTTCGTCAAATCTAAACTTAGCAAGTCCAAGATTCGAATGAGCGGCGCCCCGCATCAGGTCCAAAAACACTTGTTCGATATTGTCATTGAGGTGGTGTGCAGTTACCGCTACAACCTCTTTACCAAGAGTTTTTCTGTAGTTACGCACAAACTCCCAACGCTGACTGCGGGCCTCTGCTTCAAGGTTGGAAGAATCTTTGAGATCCTTTCCGTAACCAACGACAAAGTTACATTGAATCTGTTTATCCTGAATAAACTGCTGAATGAGTTCCTTGTCGAGATAATCGTTGTCTCGAATACCGTGCTGAAAATGACAGACAGTAAAACCGATGCCTGCATTATTGCAGAAATCTAGCATGAACATACTGTCGGGTCCTCCTGATACCATCAGCAGGATTTCTCTACGATCTTGCGAATACAGATTCACTAATTCTTGTTGAATCTTTTTCCATGCAACTGACATTTGAGTACCTCTTAGATGATGGTGCCCGCACTAGGATTTGAACCTAGGACCCCAGGTTTATGAGACCTGCGCTACTTACCACTGAGCTATACGGGCATATTTCTTTAATTTTATCATAACAGATATAAAAAAATTGTCAACCGGGTTTTTTATTTTCTTTATGGTTGCGACGAGTTAGACCTTTTCTATATCCTATAGGAATTTCGTCCAATGGCGAAATTGATTTGTTAATCACTCCGTTAGTTATTCTGACTTTGTTTTTAGAGGCTAATGATCTTTTTCTGTTGGCTTCTTGGTGTTCAACTGAATCCGTATTTTTTGGTTTACCTTTATTCGCTAACCCGCCTTTTTAGCTCTTTCTCGCATGGCGTTCGTATAGGAACTATATTCTTCCTCCGTCATTCTGCTGACGTACTCTAAATAAGCTTTTTTGGCCAGAAGACTGCGTTCTTCTACTGTTGTTTTTTCTATCCTTGCCAAAGCGCCCTTAAGGGCGCTCTCTTTGGTAAACCCTCCCACTCCGCCCAATCTCATATTATAATTTGAATGTTCGTTAAAGTTTTCGGTTAGCTTTCGTTCTAAATCATATGCTTCCGTTCGGGTTTCGGATATTAAAAGAATTTCCTTTCGAAAATTTTCTTTTCCATATTTTGAAATTGCGTTTTTTATTGCAGTTCCGCTCCCGTAATACGAATCCATTGGCTTGTTGGTCTTATGAACTCCTATATAGGTTTTGCTGTTAACCAAATTAGTAATTCTATAAACAGTATACATGCGAAATTTTCTCCGAATGTATTTAACATGTCGCAACCTAAACACTTAGATTTTTTGGTGCCCCATGACAGAATCGAACTGCCGACCTTCGCTTTACGAAAGCGCTGCTATACCTCTTAGCTAATAGGGCGTTAGTTATTTACTGTGTTGTCGCCGTGAAACTGTCCGTATATACAATGGATAAATTCGTGACCAACAAACTCTGGTTGGTAAGTCACGCTAGGATCCATCATGTGAATTGTGCATGTATCATAACTAGGAGGTTGCAGCAGGCTAAATGCTACTACGTTAGTAGAATTTACTTTATGATCTGATGCCGTAGTACTCTTATTGAGATACCCTGCTACTACTCGGTTTAATTCCGAAGGTGATTTATATGTAACTATCTTAATCGTAACTTCGTGCTTCTCGTACTGCTTTTGTTTAAAAGTATAACCATCAGCGCCAACTTGTGAACTTGAATTTGGCGTACATGCTGCTAACGCAAGCACAGCGATGCATAGTAATTTTTTCATAAGAGTATCCTCCCATATTATTTATCTAATGATAAATATGAATATAATGATAAATATGAATATGGACACTACAGATTTTCGTAAACTACTTAACCTATTTGAAGCACGTAATCCTAATTTGGAGTACGAGGACGAACCTAACGGTAAAAAGGTCATTGCTAGACTTAAGAGCTATAATAGCCAAATATATACAAAGCTTGCACAAAAACTTGCAAGAATTGATGAATTGGAATCAGAAGTCAAATATCTTAAAGCTGCCGTAAAGGATGAAGCTAAAGAAAATGTGAGTGATTTGTTTGACGCAGAAGATGCCGTTCGCACTAGAGTTGTTGAGACTCTTAGCTTTATCTTTACGTTGACTAAGGATCCGGAAGAAACTAGAACTCCAAAGTACAAAGATATTTTAACTGAATTAGAGAAGCATCTAACACCTGAATTGATCGTAGTGTTAGAGGGGCTTAAAAAGCAAATGGTTACAGTGACTCAAAAAAGTCCTGCAATGTCAGTAAAGCCAATCAAAGAAGCTGTAGGAGATGTGTTCTCTCGACTAAAACAGACTATTTTGGGTTGGGCTAAAGATTACGATAGACAGCTTGATGCACTTAAAGCAGAAGCCGGTATGTAACTAATTTGGTAGGGGCGGAGGGAGTCGAACCCCCAATCCTTTCGGAAGCTGCTTTTGAGACAGCCGCGTAGACCATTCCGCCACGCCCCCACATCATTTATACCCTGGACAATTCCACCATCGGGGCATTATATATTGGTGCGAGTAGAGGGAGTCGAACCCCCACGCCTTTCGGCGCTGGTACCTAAAACCAGTGCGTCTACCAATTCCGCCATACTCGCATAAAACTTACTGGGGTTCCTCATTTTTAGAGACCGTCACCCCCTTAAAAGCTTACTAATAGCAGTATTGTGCTGCCTAGTTTCTCCTCAACCGTATATCTCATTCTGCAGGGCTTGCAATAATCACCTACAGTAAAAATGGTGTCTCCCGGCGACTTGACGCCTTTAGCACGCTATGAACCTGAGGAGACATAAATGGTGTTGCCCTTCGGTAATGATCCGAAACCTCGAGATTTTCGGTCTCGCGTGCAGACCATCTACACTAGAGCAACATGAATTCTGCGGACTTACGGTGTTCTTCACCCGCCGAGTTATTTTGGTGGAGACGGAGGGAATCGAACCCTCCCTGCTGAACTGCCAGCCCGGCGTTAAGCCCACTTACGTCCCCATAATCTCTCGGGTAGCTGCACACTACCCTTCCTCGTCAGAACCATTGTGCAGGGTACCAACGAGAGTATCCTCTCTACATGAATAGCTTCAAGGCTTTCAAATCTTCACCGATCAAGTCTTCTCGAATAGGACCGAGTCCTAAACAAGTAACAGTCGGTTCGTTGAATACCGTGAACCCAGCGTCTTTAACTAACGAGACACCGCATACATTCTTGTATGCCTCTTGAATCACTTCTAGTTCGGCTACCGTGTCAACAATAAGAGTGATCTTATACGCATGATCACTGTTCTTGTACTGGATTGCTTGAAGATTGCAGTCCGAAGAAACCTCAAGACTAACTGCATTCCAATAAGCATGAAGGTATGCGTGACCTGCCATAGAAGCAAGCTTTCCGCGATTACCTTTCATCTTGTCTACGCTTTCTTTAGCGAAGATGCAGTACATTTTCAGTTTCATATTTCCTCGCTGGTATGTTGGATGAGGGGCCAGGACTCGCACCTGGATCTTCTGATTCAGAGTCAAATATCCTACTATTAGACGAACCCTCAATTAAATTTGGCGGAGAGTGAGGGATTTGAACCCCCGGTACTTATTTCTAAGTACGTCGGTTTTCGAGACCGCCACCTTCGGCCGCTCGGTCAACTCTCCGTAGTTAAATGGTCAGGGTAGCAGGATTCGAACCTGCGTGAACGATTCCGCCTCTCGTTTCCAAAACGAGCGCTCCGACCTGGCTGAGCTATACCCTGATAATTTGGCCGTCAGGAAATTTTCTCTCCGGCAGTCACTAGTAAACTGCTACCGCTGCGGGACCTGACGATAAACTGTCGCCCCTACTCTATCTTTCTCTCGATTACTTTCGGTGTTGGATACCAAACATACGTGATAGGGGCATAAACTTATGGCGGAGCGTTAGAGATTCGAACTCTATACCCGTAAGGTACCTTTCGCTTTCCAAGCGAAGACAGATCCTATCTGCTTACCCACTCCGTATTATGGTGGCCCTCAATCCTAATTATATAATCACCTAAGTGAGTTGATAGTCGGGGCATAAACTTTGGTGTGCAATGCGCAATTTGGTGGGTCTAATTGGAATCGAACCCACGTCTGCTGCTTTGGAGACAGCGGTACTACTATTGTACGAAGTGCGCATGATAAAGTCGTATTGGCTAGCGGAATCAAACCGCTTTTGGGGCACCCAAGTCCTATAGAGACGATTCGAACGTCACACCCTTTCCCACCAAGGAAAACCACCTAGGACCAATACTATAAATGGCGCAATCAGAGGGATTCGAACCCCCAACCCTCAGATTCGTAGTCTGATGCTCTCATCCGTTGAGCTATGACTGCATACTTTAATATGCTATATTTGGCGAATCCTGACAGATTTGAACTGCCGACCCTCGCGTCCGAAGCGCGATGCTCTAGTCCGCTGAGCTAAGGATCCGTAATATGGTGCCGACGAAGGGGATTGAACCCTTGACCTCAGTCTTACCAAGACTGCGCACTACCACTGTGCTACGTCGGCTTATTTTTGTACCGGTGCGTTCGACCATTTCCCCTGTTTTTTCCTTTAAAGGAATCAGTTTGACTATGACAGTTTGGACAAAGCAACCTTAAATTATCTATATGATTGTTATTAGGATTACCATCTGAATGATCACATTCTAGTGTGATTGGGAGATCGTTCCATTGCTCTAATTTACACCACTGACATTTGGCTCCATGCAACGCTATTAAAGTTCGGCGCGCCCATGCCGGAAAACCCATGCTATCAAATGCACCGGTTATCAACCAATTTTTAATTTTTTCAGCAGACTGGTATTCTGCTTGACATTTATTAGAACAAAACTTTTGCTTGACGCCACATTGTTTCTCGCATTTCAAACACGAAGGTATATTTGTTCGGGCTCTACCTCTACTAATAGAGTATCTTCCGCCTTCCCGATGAACACTTTTATGTCCATTCAATTGACGGAACGTTTCAAACTCTTTACCGCAGTGACATACGTGCATAAGCTTTGTCCTAGCTCAGTTATTTATGCCTATTAATAGGTATGTTGTATGAGCTAACACGGCATATAATTTGGCTGTCCCCCAAGGACTCGAACCTCGATAATCCGCACCAAAAACGGATGTCTTACCATTAGACGAAGGGACAATAATACTTGATATTTATATACGAATACTATGATTATAAGAAAACACATTGACGTGTTGCTTCAACGAGGTTCGTAGCCCAGTGACTGTGTTTAAGTCCTATGTTTTCATATAATAATAGTTAGCTTTTTATTGACAAGCGAGGATATGTTGTCCAGCATTTCGGACTGCCCCACTTGCGAAGGGTCACAATGCCCTTCACTGAAAGTTTTTACTTTCTGCGTTACCTCCGCAGATTTCATCCCTAACACCGCCCGTTCATTTTTTAAAGTGCTTTGCAGCCTCGTTCCGACTTGCACTTGTGTTAGGTCTTTCATCCTAACTGTCAGAGATTCTTGCCTCCAACTAATAAAAAACCCTGAAAATCTTTCGATTCCCAGGGACCAAATAAACTAGTTTTATATGAACTGTTTATCTAATCCCGGAACCCTTCTCTTAGATTAAAGGTACCGCGAATGCTTGTAGGGTATACCGCATCCGCAACGACGCACAATGAGGCTAATTGGCCCCAGAGTTGGTTATGCTGCTTCATCGATATGTTACAAGTGTTGTTCATATTAAACTTATTTAGTCCTGGTTAATAATACGTTAATTTTAACTTCGGTTTTTCAAACTTTCGTTTCAATCAACTCTACAGTCTTATTTATACATCTTCTAAAAACAGTTGTCAAGCCTTTTTTGCATATAAATACGATTATGAATTTCGATGCATTTTCTCACGGACAGATTCAAAGTAAACTTTGGCTCTGCAATGAACTTGAACCCTACGTCCCTAAAAGCGCAAAAGTTGCTATCTTAGGTAGTTGGTACAACGTACTATCATTTATGCTTCTTACACGCAATCCTAATTTATATCAACATATTTTGGGCATTGATATAGATGCAAGCACGAAGCCTATTGCAGACAGAATCACCGATGCTTGGTGTATCGACTCGACTGTCACTAACATCATTGCTGACGCCAGTACGTATGATTTAGCTTCTTTCGATATTGTTGTCAACTGTTCACCTGAACATATGTCCACAAATGAATGGTTTGAAAATTTGGATTACGGAAAACTTGTATGCATTCAATCTAGTGATGTAACCATTGACAATGATGATATTTGGAAGTGCGTCAATCCTAATGAGTCATTAGATGCCTTAACAAAAAAATACCCTCTATCAAAGTATCTTTTTTCGGGGACGAAAGAAATTAGATACTCCGACGGAGGGTATAATCGTTTTATGCTAATCGGTATTAAGTAATCTTACCAATAGCGGCTATCGCAGCAGCAATTTTCACAATTGCTGATTTTGCCTTAACATTTATGCCGCCGTTTGTTAGCAGACTCGAATAATAATTGATTAATTTTTCGTGCTGCATAGCGATGGCTGCTGCAAAAGCATATGCGTTGTGATTTGGTTGATTCCAATCTTTGGTCAATCCACCAGTATATTGAGGATATGACATGCATGTCGCTTCCATAACTAGAAGCACTGCTACTTTCTTTGCTATTTCTCTTTCGTCGGATCCGAAAAGTGGACCATTCATAGAAATTTCAAATGCCAAACCACCATTAGCAGTTGCGGTAGCAGCAGCAAGAGCACAACTGTGAACAGTTATTTCATCTAACTGTGCTACAGCATCATCTATGGAGTATTGTAGCGTTTCAGCCACAGATTCCGCATATTCCGGAATAGTACCCTTTACGTCATCAATCCAATTTCGAGTCATTATTTTCCTAAAGCAGGGCAGTATAGTCATAGTTGATCTTTTCCTTCACCCGGGGCATCGGCAGCCAGCAGGGCGCAGGCGTTGTGGCGGACAAGATGATCCGAATAGTCACCCACACCCTTTCCCCCATCCTTCTCCCAACGAGAGGCTGTCTCAGCCGTGATACCCATCGTCTCGGCAAACTCCTTTTGCGTCATGTCCAAAGCACGGCGCAGCAGACGCATATCACCCGCGTTCA